TGCGACATTGTCGATTTTCTCATCGTGTCGTTTCTTCAATAACTTTCTATTACCGTTCGTATCCTCTAATACAACGCAGTTCCCCATAGCATATGACATTAGCTCTTCGTCAAACAACAGCATCTTGTCAAACGCCATATCCTTGAGCTCGCCAAGCGGTACCGATTCTGTCCGTACGCCCTGCGCAACTTTCTCTATGCCATAAGGACTCTGCTCTTTTGCCCATCTTTCAACAAATTCTTTTGCATTATACGGGTCATAGCCTAAACATAGTACAACGTATCGTCTATCGTCTATGAACCGCAGTAAATCTTCGTACACTTCCATCATGTCAAGCACTGTACCGTCTAAAACCGCCAAACTTCCTTCGTCGATAAAATCCTGATACTTTTCTTTTGAAAACCTTGACAATCTGGAAAATGTTCTTGCCGAAATGTAGCTTCTGCACTTTACACCAAATGCTCCGTTCTTAAGTGGAAACAGGAATGTAAATGCACAGAAGTCATCTCCCTGTGAAAGGTCGGCACCCATAGCACACGGTAAGTTCCAAAACTCTCGATGCCTATGTGGATGCGTCTCCTCGTAGGTAAAGAAGTACGTATAGCCCTCCATAGGTATACCGAATCGCTTGGCTAAGATGTCATTTCGTGCTGATGGGTTGTTTTCAGCCTTTTCTACTTCGTCCTGATAAGTTTCATAAGACACAGTCTTTCCAATATTCGGTTGTGCTTTAATCCACATTGATGGTTTAGCAACTTCCGAAATATCATCAAGTTTGTAGTAGAAGATTGACACATGTGGAGCTATGTATTCTCCTTTAAGGATGCTCATAATCTCCATCTTCATACTATCACCGACACTATCTCTTATTGTGCCTTCCGACGACATAGCTAATATAAGCCAGTCAGGATTCTTTGCGGCACCCTGAGCAATAGTGTTGACTGGGTCTTCCTTAATCTTACCAGAAAGCCACTCGTCGACAGTTGCAACTTTGCATCTCAAACCTTGCAACTTGTCGATACTCCATGGACGTATTTCGAGATACGAATTGGTTAAGAAGTTCTCAATTCCTTTTTTTGTACTACACAACTTTGGTCGGTTTGCTTTGGAACCGGTTGTGTTATATATGGAACCTTCTGTCAGGAATTGAAACAGAGGTCCTTTTGCCCTTGAAATAGCAGTCTTTATGGGTGATATGATTTCCTCGGCCTGTTTCATTGTAGGCGCGGTGGTTATTTGGTGTGTTGTAGACGTATCAACAGTTAAGAAATACGAATGCACAAAAGACCCATACAAAGACTTTGCTGCACTACGAGAAATGATTAAGTATTGTATGTTTATAAGTCTTTTCTTTTTCTTAACTTTGACAAATCGTCCACCATGTCCACGTTTATTAGGCTTAAATATCATCCTATCAACGTAATAGTACCAGCCAAATATCTGCTCACCCCAGAGTTTGAACGTGTCAAGCATATGCACATCTGAACCATCAGTGAGCGTCAACTCGGCTTCACAAAACCTAATCCACCCTTCAACAGCTTCTTCATCATAGTATACTGCTGGATTGTCGATTAGGTCATCTATTCGATTCATTTCCATTGAAATTTCTCGATTTATAGGAATATCACCATTGAGCACTGCTATGCGAAATTTTTCGTAATATTTGGGCACAGCTGTATTGCTTAACATTTCACACTCTACCTTTTATGTTGGATTACCAGCCTCTAGACCTACCATATTTGAGAAGGTCTTCTAACGATTGCCGGCTATACTCTTTTGCGGTTGGCGGCCCCATTCGTTCAGTTGTCGACTTACCGCCGTTTTGTTCTGCCCTATATGAAGCTAAGTCCTTAAGTATAGCCCTGGTCTGTTCCATGGTTGGCGACTTGCCAGAGTTAGAGGATTCGCCCTTAGGATTACTTTCTGCCGGCTTAGAAGATTCTCCCTTAGGTTTGCTTGAAACGCTCTTTATCTTAAGTTCTTTATGGCCAGTTAAGGAAGAAGTAGCATCCTTTGGATTCTTTATTCCAAGATACTGGTTCATAAGACCTTGAGTATACTTCTCAGGATTTGACTTAAGCTGTTGCGTAATCATGGTATTCTTAAGGTTATCAAGAGCCTTCTGTGTATCCTGCGGTTTAGGAGCCTCAGTATTTATGACTTTCCATTCTTTTCCGCCCTTACCAGCAGTCAAAGCATTATGCGCCTTAGCCACATTATTCCATGTTTCTACCGCATTCTTTGTAAAGTTCGCAACATTCTGGGCACCGTTCGCAATCTTCTGTCCCTTGTCAATAAGGTTCTGCATCTTAGCGCTCTTAAGGTCATTTACCTGTTTGATACGCTCTGTTGCAAGCTTGTATTCATCATTGTTAAGGTATTTGCCGTATTTCTTCAGCAGTTTGGGATTACCAGAATTGATGATGTCATTGCGGTTAAGGAGATTCTTGTTGCCCTTTGTTACAAGAACTCTTTGAGCTCTATCATCGGCTTTCTGCTGTTGCTTCTGCTCAAATCGCTGCTGTTTTTCGGCCATCTTTGTTTCCCGAGCTTTGGCCTTATCTTCCATCCTAAGCTTTTCTTTCTCAAGTTTAAGATTGGCTTTAGCTTCGGCCTTAGATGCCTTTATCTGGGCTTTAATCCTATCCTGCTCTGCTTTGCTGGCCATTTTGATTTTGTCCTGCTCAGCTTTACGGGCAATCTTTTCTTTGTTGGCCTCGTTCTTGAGTCTTTGCTGCTCTGCCTTCTGGCGCATCAGCTCTGTTTTCATCTGAGCTCGTCTGATAGAATCCTGTCGCATACGGAATTCGATAGAACCTTTATGCCGCGCGTCATTTATACGCTGCTTATCCTCGAGCTTTTGCAACTTTTCATCGGTCTTATTCTGCTGTGCTGTGGATTTGCCTGTATGGCGAGCTTTGCTCAGCCGTATCTTATCTTCCTGCCCTTTAATTTTGTCATTAATGAGCTTCTTATTCAGAGCAGTTCTGTCTGTGCTAGCCTTCTTTACGGCATTTCCGATTTTCTTGTTTGTACCGTAGTTCCGGGTGCCATTAACGCCATATGACCGCTTGTCCGAGGAGGAACCAAGGATTTTTTTGTTGGCATTCAGGCTGGCTTTACCCTCATAATTCAGAGGATAAGGCGGACCATTACGTACACCCCAAGCCATACCCCTAACACCTTCATGGTAAAGAGCTTCGCCGACAGAAACATAACCGTAATACTCGTTTTTATTCATCTTTGTTCCCTCCTTTCTTCTTTATTAATTCCTTGATTTGCCGTTGCGTATCTTCGTCTAATTCTTTTGAACTCCCAGAAAGAATAAAGTCATTAGCAGATGCTAAAGCTTTCTTAACAAACTTGGGAATGGGTACGCCGAGTTTGTCGAAGTTCTCGAATATAGATACTATTTCCATAAACGTTATGTATGCACTGATACCTGCTAAAATTTCTTTAGGAACTGCCAAGGCACATACTAAAAGGTCTCCTAGCACAATGGCTAGAATTTCACCACATTTCTTACCAAGTCCTTTTCTGAGGAGATAGGACTTCAAATCGTGTTCTATCCATGCGTTGAAAACACCAGTGATAACGTCAATGCCTATACAAGCAGCGGGGAGCAACAGAATCCACCAGTCATTACGAAAGGAAACGCTCATTAAGGCTTTTATACTTTCCATTTTGATTTTTCTCCTTTCAAATGCGTTAGGGCCCGTCTACTGTTCAGCGCGAGCCCTAACCTTTGGCGTTTACCTCATACCGCGCATGCGTATAGCATCTATTTCAGACTGTATCTGGGCACGTTCGTAATCGGTCATTGCATCATCCATGATATGCTCAAGACTAGCTATCATCTTGTCATTTATGGAATGGCCGGAGTAACCACCGGGATACTTGTGGCTAGGATGAACTGCGTGGATTGTCGTAGGCATCCGTACACCATACGACTCATCAGGGGCATCAAGGTACTTGACACCATACGCAGACATTCCTTCAGCAG